CGGTACTAAGGTTTTCGGGTCTCTGGCGTCGCCGGCCAATTGGACCCAGTTGGGTGCCGACATCGATGGCCAATCTGCGGCCGACCAGTCTGGGTACTCGGTATCTATGTCCTCAGACGGCACGCGCATGGCGGTCGGCGCCATAATGCCCCCCCAGAGCGGCGGCATCCCCGGCGGGACCGGTAAGGTTCGGGTGTACGAATGGGACAATGTATCTTGGAGCCAGCTTGGCGCAGATATTAACGGCGAGGGTGTGGAAGACTACTTTGGCAATTCAGTGTCTATATCCCCTGACGGCACGCGCGTTGCGATCGGTGCACAATTTAATAACCCCACCAATACTGCTGCCGGCGACAGAGTCGGCCATGTGCGCGTGTACGAATGGGACAATGTATCTTGGAGCCAGGTGGGTGGCGATATTGATGGCGAGGCTGTGGGCGACCAGTCTGGGTACTCGGTATCTATGTCCTCAGACGGCACGCGGGTGGCGATCGGCGCTTTGTTTAACGACGGCACCGCCTTCAACGCCGGCCACGTGCGGGTCTATGAATACGATGCTACTTATGGTTGGAATAAAATTGGAAATGATATCGACGGCGAGGGTTATGGAGACCGGTCCGGGCGATCAGTATCTCTATCATCGGATGGCACGCGGGTGGCGATCGGTGCATATATTAACAACCCCACCAATAATGGTGCCGGCGTCGGCATCGGCCATGTGCGTGTGTACTCAGAGAGCAGCGGGGCGTGGAGCCAGTTGGGTGGCGATATCGATGGCGAGGCGCGAGACGACTTGTCCGGGTGGTCAGTATCTATATCAGGAGACGGTACGCGGGTGGCGATCGGCGCTCCCTACAACGACCCTAGCACCGGTAATAACGCCGGCCACGTGCGTGTGTATGATTGGGACAATGTATCTTGGAGCCAGGTGGGCCAAGATATCGACGGCGAGTCTGGGGGTGACCAATTCGGAAACGCGGTATCTCTATCATCGGATGGCACACATTTGGCGATCGGCGCTCCCTACAACGACCCTAGCACCGGCGATAACGCCGGCCACGTTCGGGTGTACGTCTACAACAGCGTCACTCCTGCGTGGGAGCAAATAGGGCCAGATATCGACGGCGAGGCTTTGGACGACTTGTCCGGATACTCGCTATCTATGTCCTCAGACGGCACGCGCGTGGCGATCAGCAGTCCTTTCAACGACGAAAATGGCATTTCGGCCGGGCACGTGCGCGTGTACTCACTCTCTGCACCCACTACACCAGCAGTTTCATCATGGGAATACAGTGGTAGTAGTTGGTCACAGTATCGCCCCGATATCACTGTAAACACGGCCATATCCAGAATCTCTCATTCGACAAACGGTGAAATCCTGGGTTTGGAAGATGCGACCAAAACCGTTATACACGCGACGACCGGCTCGGCGTCTACGTATACCAAGCGCCACGCTGATACTCAATATAGTGAAAGGTATCATTCACTATCGAGTGATGGTGCGAATTTGGTATCTTTGGAAACTTTGGGATCTAAGGTGTGGAATCAAACAAACTATGTCTACGATGGCGCGGCAGGAACACAAGTCCCTTGGTATACCACTTCCGCTTCTAGCATGGTAGAGATCTCAAGGAATGGCAACTTCGTATTTTGGAATGATTCCAGTTCTAATACATTTAAGTTATACAGCAAATCGGTAGTTGATGGAAACGTCCAGTGGACATTGGAAACGAGCCTCGCGTACACGTACTCTCCAGTTAAGATGTCACCACTCGGAGGCGATGCTATCATAGTGACCGGATCGGGGTCGGTGGGTGCCAAGATTCACGACATCACGGCCACTTCGGGAGGTACTGAAGATCGTCTACTTAACATCTCATCATCCGACCAAGAATTCACGACACTTTTACCAGGTAAACGTTCCGATCACAGATTAATAAAAAATGTAAAATTCGCATGTAACGGTGAAACTATTTTCGATCAAAGTGGACAATATCTGGCGTATGAACAATCTCTTCGACACCATACAGGATGCCCAGACCCCGCGTATGAATTTTATACGTACTCCTTTTCTCTCCAACCCGAGATGTATTACCCCACGGGACAATTAAACATGAGTCGTATAATACATAAAAAAATTGATATAGAATTGGAAGAAACATCAACTACACGTGACATAGATGTTTCAGTATATGCATTAAATTACAATATACTTCACGTAGAAAGTGGTTTAGCAGGCTTAAAATTTTAACGTATAGTATTAGGAATGGCGGGACGATTACAACTCGCCACGAAGGGTACTCAGGATATATTCTTCACGGACGATCCAGAGTACACGCACTTCGTAAAAAATTTCAGGAAACATACAAACTTCGCGAAATATGAAGTAAACCATGAATTAGATGGAAACCTAGAATATGGAAGTACTTTAAGATGTACGATTCCTAACAATTGTGGTGATCTCATAAAAAACGTTAGTGTTCAGTTCGAACTTCCACCTCTCACGTTTGGTACTACGTATACATACATAGAATCCATAGGTCATGCGTTGATTGAATATATAGATTTGATCATAGGAGGTCAGGTTATTCAGAGAATACCAGCAGATTGGCTCCAGATACACTCCGAAAACTACATAACTCAGACGAAACAAACGAATTTGTCCAAATTAATAGGTAAATGTCCAGACGAACTTTCGGGAACAAATGTGAGTGATACAAAAATACAAGGATATTTGGGAACCGCAACTACTCCCCGAAAATGTATAGTAGACATACCCTTTTATTTTTATAATAATCCGGAATTGTCTCTCCCTTTATGTGCACTTACCCGGCAAGAATGTGAAATAGAAATTAAATTAAACACTCGAGAAAAGTGTATAACCGATTTACCGGTGAGCGCTTCACCCAATAATACGACATTCAATGTTGTTGAGAATGGTACGACACAATATATAATAGACGGAGCGACCCACCCCACTCTTACATTGATAAAAGGGAACACGTACAATTTTACATACAATAAATCTGGGCATCCTTTCGCATTGAGAGAAACGGATGGAACATCATACGCGAATGGTTTAAGTTCGACAACGGATCCCGCAACTTTTATAGTTCCACTCGATGCGCCGAATACGTTGGAGTATTATTGTACATCACACTCGGTTATGAAAGGAACTATAAATCTAATTTCTTCAGGTATATATGATGTGGGTATAAACTCGATGTCTCTCCAGACAGAAATGGTACAACTCGGAGACCCAGAACGGATAAAATACCAATCAGAAGAAGTGAATCATATCATAACACAACTCCAAGTGAGTAGGGATACGATTCCGGCCAATACAAACCCTTTTAAACATAGAACCGAATTTATAAATCCAGTCAAAGAATTATTTTTCGTTATACAGAGAACGAGTGTATCGAATCCATTTGATTATGATCACCCGAGTCAGATTTTAAATAATGATTATATTTCCTACGAAAATTTACAAAGTTTGGAGATAACACTAGACGGCGAGGTCATGTTGAATGAAAAGACGGGTAAATTCATAAACCTTCGAGCTGTTCAGAGTGGTATTCATCATTCTCGGACGCAATTATTTAGACGATTTTACTCGTATAGTTTCGCGTTAGAACCAGAAAGATGGTACCCCACAGGTCAAAGAAATTTCAGTATGATCAAAAACCAAAATTTCAAATTTGACTTGAACGCTTTGTCAGAAAATAGAGAGCTTAGAGTTTATGCGCTAAGCAATAACATATTAGAATTTAAAGATGGAGTCGCAAAACTTCGCTTCAACTCTGGAAAAATCGGCAATTGAGATTATAACACCGGTATTAGAACACTCCGTGGTTCTCTCAGGACAATATGCTAAAGCGTGTGGCAGGGATACTATACTAGGAAAAGATATGGAATATTGTATGAAATATTGTGCCATGAACACGGTAGGTAATAAGATAGGTTCCTATTTTCCAGACATTTACGACGAGGAGGAATCTGATGATGAAGAAATCGAAGTCGTAGATGAAGTGGAAGAGGATATTCAATTCGAGCCTTATTCAGGGAGTGATGTGAATATGCTCGCTATAAACGATGCGTATGATGCGTGGGAATCGTGGAAGCCGACTAATCCGTCAGAGAAGATGATAAAAAATGCTATTGATAGTAATGAGCACCTCTGAATTACCAGAGGGATGGACCGATACAAATTATAAATCATTTAAAACGGTAGACAACTCATCAGAATCGAGTCTCTCAGACGAAGAAGATTCTGATGAGGAGGATGAAGAAGGAGATGAAAAAATCAAGGGGTACAGGAAAGAAAAATATAAAAAATTAGTCTTTGTTGAAGAGTTATTACCAGAATAAAATCTTAACCTATTATAAAATGTCTAACCCTGCCGCTTCCGATGTACTCGCTTCCATCTCCCGTGAGCTCGAGACTCAGTCTCTCAACGCCGTTGTTGCGGGTTTCTCCTTCGCGGCTGCCCTTTCTTGGATGGACCTCGTTCGATGGGGTATTCACCAGATCGTACGCGTCCAGAAGAATGGTGGTCTTAACTACGCTCTCACCGCGCTGTTCACCACTCTCCTCTCTGTTCTTGTATTCATGCTCATCTCCCGCGTATCCACTCGCGTCAAGAAGCCCGCTTCTCCCGTTTTCGCCATCACTCGCTAATTTTTTTAGGTCGAGTGAGCAAAATGAACGCTAAACCGACAAATACTATCAGGAAAATGTATACATACCCTTTCCACCTATCCGGATCTTCCATTTCAGGGATGCGCACAGGTGGTGGTAAAGAGAAATCTTTAACGACCTTAGGTGTCGTATATAATTTGTCTGTACTACATTCGATATTTAGTTTTAATATATGGTTAGCGTTTCTAAAATCATACGGGATTAGACGATTATTACTACTGTAAAAGAATTGTATACGTAATTTTGATATGTTTTGTGTACCCGTGTCAAAATTATGCTCTACCGCATCATCAGAACCCGAATAGTTAACCACATCACCACACATGAGAATACGCCCCGTATAGAAAGGTGTATCGGAATACACGGTTTTATTTAGTTCATCAGCGCCGCTGCTGATTTTTATGACGAGGGCATCTGGACCCTGTAAATTAAGACTTCCAGTTGTTAACGTATGATTACTATCGGATACAACATTACTCGCAGGAAAACCTAAAATATCGTGCGGGGTTGTTTTTCCATCTACAGCGACACTAGAGTGATACCCATTTGTACCACCGTAAAAATTAAACGTAAACTGGGAAGAACCAGTAAATGTTATATCATTTTTATCTTTATCATATGCCACAGTTATGCCACTTAATTTGCTATCTAATTCAGTAGCTAAAGTTCTCCCACTATAGTTTCCATTATCAAGTGTGACTGTAGTGGCCGGTGTAGTATTATTAATAGAAAACGTATTGTTATTATCATTAACGAGTAATTGACTCGCGTGAATACGTGCAGAAACTATAGACAATTTCTTAACATCATAAATCGGGTGACGTANTTCGACAACGTAGTCTCCTGGATTCGGGTACGATACGGGGTCGCGTTCACCGCTATCTATATCTAACGTGTATACGCTCATTAAAATATATGGATAATATTTTAATGGGTGTTATTTTACAATCTACATTATTTAAAAGTATTGTTGAGATAAAGGGTTCTTTTGCATTTGATTTTTGGCTATGTTGAGACTGGCACCCGATGCCAATGGATTCTGATTTCCCTTGTATGTGTTTAATTGGTGATAAGAATCGTTGGTGTA